AGCTTGGGTGCATACCATACCACTTCCTGGTACACATCCACGATCTCAATGTCCAAGAAGCTGGGACGGAAACTGGTGAGTGGATTGAACTGGAATACTTTGAATCCACGATCATTGATGCTGGTCAAGGGCAGGACTTCTAGGTCCCCCAGGTCCGGTTCTCCGATCAAGATTTGCCAGTCCACCGGCATGCGGATCCTGTGCGAACCTATGCGCAACACCAGGGCGGGGCTGGTAAAGCTCTCCAGGAAGATCAGGGGGATATAGTGATAGTCGGGATCTTTGGGGTCGCTGTTGTCAAATATGGCAAAGCGCATATCATCAACTTCTTCGGGCAGTTGATCTAGCTCAAAGGTCTTGTTTTCAAGTGTTAATATCTTCATACTACTATTATATGATACACAGTGATATTGTCAACCTTTATTTCCATTCTAGTTTCTCTTGGGAAAAGGGATAGCGGGCTTCGCGATAGAACTGTTTGCGACGAGTCAGGTGTCGTTTGGCGAATCTACAGGTGCTGGTTATGTCCCAGATCTCCACGTGGTCCTTGTCTTCGGCCTTGCGTATTCCGCGTCCGATGCTTTGTATGACTCTAGTAAAGCTCTTGCCAGGCTCAACCATAACAAGATTAAAAATCCTAGGGATATTGATACCCACAGCAGCAACACCGTAGGTGGCAATAATAACCTTGCCATCAGCCACTGAAACTTCGTCATACTCGTCTTGTCGATCCTTGGCCTTGGTCGATCCCGAAACAAATACCGCATCCTTTATCTTCTCCCGTAAGGCCTCACCGGCCGCTATCCTATCCACCAACACCAGAGTGTTGCCGGTCTCGTTGACTCGCCGCACCAGGTCTGCGATAGTACTCAATCTGTCAGGCTCTTCCAGCAAGAACTTGAGCTCGCTCTGGTAGTTGGTGAACTCAGCATGGTCCACCAACTGCACCACGTTGACATGGCACTGCGCCAGCACCCCACGCTCCTGCAGTTCGCTGGCGCTGAGTTGATTGATCACCGGACCAATACTGCATCTCAAGGCCTGACTTTCATAAGGTTCGCGTGGTATGGTTCCAGTGAGCCCCCAGCGCAAAGGTATGCGACTCATGACCCCGGTCAATAAAGTTTTAAGTGCATCGGCTTTGGCCATGTGGCAATTTGATACCACTGCACCATCTACAATGTAATTGTGATCGTTTTCTATGTGCAAATTAAACACTTCGAGTGGTTTGAGGATTTCAGTTCTTTTTATTAGTTTCATATAGTTCTTTTATTTTTCGTGCGGTACTATCATCAAATTTTGTATAATCTATATTGTTATTTTGTAATTGAAACCATTCTTTGTCTGCTATTATCAACGCATACTTGTTTAAGTCTGCCCAGGCGGTCAATGCAGTTAGTTTGGCCTGAAATTTTTCTACAGTGCATAGCTCTCGAGGTTTAACTTCTATAACTTGCCGGTTGATATGATCTACAAAATCAACAATATAAATTTTTGTTGTATTGTTAATATTATATTTGATTCTTAGTTTTTCGTATTCGGCATCTTTATTAAGATATTGATATAATGCCTCCCAACTAGACCGGTATGATTTACCAGCAAATGTCGATTCCCAATGTGTGTTTCTGTTATTACTATTTGGGGTAAATTCACCCGACAATATTTTTTGTTTCATTATTTCAGACTTTGTTTTTTTGTCCAAGTCTGACAACCTAACCCCGTACATTCCATTGTTGCTCCCAGAATTTTTTACACTAATTTTATCTTTAACTGTTTGTGTTCGGGCTCCGCGGGTACCTATGTTCTGTCCTCTGGTTCCAGCATTCCATGGAATGCCTGTATTAAGATTTTGTTTGATAGTATTACCGTGTTTTGTCTGGACTGCGGTACCACCGATTGCAGATAACTTGGATTTAATTTCAGATTCTGTTATTTCACCGCTTATCAATCTGTCCATGCAACGACACCATAGATCAGTTTTTGTATTCATGATTCGTTTTATAAATCTTGCCCTGTCAGAATTTGTTAATATTTTACCGGTTGATAACATAATATTCTTACCCGACCACTCAACTACTCTGGTGTGTTGGCTATATTCTGTTAATCTGTTATTAATAATTGTCATCATCTGATCTGCTGTTTTCTTCATAAATACCTCTGCTTTAGTTATATGTATTTATGTTTTATTAATAATTTCGTGATCTTCTGTCAGTGCATCTGCCCGGACCCAGCCTCGGTCAGTAAGAAACTTATGATTGCCTGTGACTTGTATTTTGTTGCCATTATCAAATTCTAACTCAAACATAGTTTCGCTGGCAGAATTTGTCAGGTTCTTATGCTGTTTAACTACAGTATCTACTTTAAACTCTTTGGTAGTCTCAGAATAGTTAATAACTTTATCACCTGATTTAATATCTTTGATCTGCCTATATCCATCCGGAGTCAGCACTTTACTATCTCCAGCAAAACATTCGTCTACAATCACACACACCACATCTTCCAGGAACTCTTGTATGGTACAATCGCCCACTCCGTTTTTGGTGTTCTTCAGCAGCACATTGAGACTCTGCCAGGTGCAGATGGTGTGTTGGCGACCCCACTCTTTCCTGTCGCCAAAGTACACGCCCACATCCTGCTGCATGTTGACGTAGTCTTTTTCAGTCTGCGTTACCAGGCTCTTGTTGGGCACAATAACGATGCTCCGGCCCAAGTGTGAGACCGCGTTGCTCAGCGCCGCTGTTACGACTGTTTTGCCTGCGCCAGTGGCGATTTCCTGTAGACATTGTGGATTGTCCAGGAAGTCATTTATGACACGTACTTGGTAATCTCGCAGGCGCATGGATTCGCCAGCCAGGGGGTGTCCTGTGGGCCAAGAGACATGTGAAAAAGATTCTTCTGTGACCGGTGTGAACGAGAAGGTAGTGGAATATTCTCGCTGATCATCCAATTCGATGTCATAGTTGAACTGTTCTAGTATGGGTATGATGTCGGGCAGGAGATTCACATAGGTGCTGCCACCTAGCTGGAAATACGATACTTTGCCATCCCATCGCCCTAGACGAACAGCCGGCAAGTATCTGGCACCGGGCACATCGTATTTGAATGCGTTGACCAAAGCCCGTCGGGCATCCAATTCAAGTCCTTCGATCTTGATGTTGACTTCGTCGCGTACTATGATCCGGGCTGTTTTCATTTTATTATTTTAGCGCAAGTGCGCTTCAAGGTCAAAAAAACAGGCCCCAAAGGGCCTGTGTAAAGTGGGCAGTTTGCACTGCCCAGGAGCTACTGGTTAAGCAGTCTTCATGCAAGTAGTGGCAGCCAAGGACCTCCAGTTTGTGGCACTGACTCGGGTCAGGTCTGCGATCTTCAGCGCCATGCGCAGGCTCATCTCACGCAAACGACCTTGGTTCTGTTCCATGAAGTTGATGACCGCATCACCTTCGTCCTGCGTGAAGTCATAGTCCTGGAACAGCTCGCCTTTCTTGTAGATCTGTTTGATGCGCAAGAATCTGTCACGCATGGTGTTGAGCGTAAGGTCCAGAAAGTGACAGCGACTCTGCAGGGCTTCTAGGTGATCTTGCAGTTTCTTGCTCTTGAGATTCTGGAACTGCAGGTTGGTGATAAAAATGCAACCACCGCGGAAGTCAAAGTTGTCAGGCACACCTTCTCTGCGCAACATGCTGCTGTCGCTGTTCCAGTAGATCCTGCGTTTCTTGCCCGAATCCAAGGCCGCCTTCAAGATGTTGAGACTGATGTCGTCCTGGAATACGCTGTCACAGTCGTCAAACACTAGCACGTTGTTGCGATCACTGTTTTTGTACAGGGTGCAGTACAAGCCGATTGGCGTCATTGCGCCCTTGATGATCTCATACTTGAGCTTGCGACCGCTGAGCTGATCAAACAGGCCCGACTGCTCCAGCTGTTTTTCTACGCCGTAGCTTTTGCCCACGCCAGGGGGGCCCACAACGATCATGGCACGAACATCTCCAGCGATAGTGGCCTTGGTCATCTGATCCAAGATGTCAAATCGCTCGCCGATTCGTGCCATGATTTCTTCATCGGTCTCAATTTTTGACGTGGTAGGTTTCAGCGTTTCTGACACTGCGGCAGACACAGGGCCTGCAGTGAACTCCAGATCTTCAATGTTATGCACACGGACGCGAACTTCGTCGCGGTCCTCACCAAAATAACCAGCTGATTTTACTGTCACAAAACCTCCTTTTGCTCCGGTTTGGAAACCCTTGACCAATTCAAAGGTCACATTTTTTACAGGTTGATTGCGGTAAGTGCCGCGTTTGACAAGGATAGTAGACATTTGTTTAGCTCCGTACTGTTTTAATATGTGTATATTATAGCATCTTGGGTTGTTTTGGTCAACCTCTTTTTGAAATCGGGTGTTGCGTTGTTACAACAGTTTGATCAGCAGGCCCGCGGTGTAGATCACGGTGATCCCGAGATTTACAGTGATCATGGCGCGATCGCGGATCATGATGGCCCAGA